TTGTGCCCCTTGACCTGTCGGCGGTAACGAACCTGCCGACAATGGCCGAGGTCGACGCCGAGGGCGAGCCCGAGCCCGAAACCCCGCCGACGGGACGCGGTAACAAGTAATGGCGAATTGGCCGACGTTGCCCGAGGTCCGCAAGATTCTGCGTTTGCAACCCGACGCGAACGAGGACGCGGTAATCGGTACAGCGCTGGCCGCAGCCATCGACTACGGCAACCGTCGCCTAAACCTTGGGGGCGGTTGGGTTGACGACGGGACGTTGCCCGACGCCGCACACGAGGCTTGCCTATTGCACGCGGCACGGCTTTACCGCCGACGGGACTCGCTGGACGGAACAATCGCGTGGGGCGACGCAGGGGCGATACGGGTCGGACGGGTTGACCCCGATGTCGACATGCTTTACGCGACCGTCGGGCCCGTGGTGTTCGGCTAATGGGTTGGGTTCGCGCCACCGCAGCCGCAGCCGTCGCGTCGATTCTGACTCCGATCGACGCGACGGTTTCGGTGTTCGCGAGCCCGCCCGAAACGTTTAACCCGCCCGCCTACATTGTCGGCTATACGCGGCTCGTTAACTATGACGGGGCGACGTTCGGGGTTGACCGTGTCGACCTGCCCGTCATGGCCGCTGCGGGTATTGGGGAGCTTGACCGTGTCGACGCGTTGCTCGCCCAAGCGAAAGACGCGCTCGACCTTGACCCGTCGGCGGGCGGGGCCGTGCAATCGCTCTACACGAAAACGCAGGACCAATGGCGGGTGATAGTGGTCGGCGGGTCCGAACTATTGGCCGCAGAGCTAGTCCTAGACATCAGAATGTGAGGTAAACGCATGCCTTCCGCAACCGACGCCCCCGAGGTAACCGCAGGTACCGACCCGACCCCGCCCGTGGCGACGCCCGTGATTATGACCGACGCGTACGTGCAAATCGGGACCGCGAACCTGTCCTGCCTCGGGTTGGAAATCCACATTGAGCCCGAAAACAAGCCCGTGGAAATAATCACTTTCTGCGGGGTGAAGGATTACCCGGGCCCGACGAAATGGCATTTCAAGGCCAAGCTCGCGCAGTCGTTTGACACGGGCGCAACCGACGCGACCCTTTACGCCGCGCTGCAGGCGTATGTGTCGGCGGGAACATTGGTGCCCGTCAAGACCCGCCCGTACAAATCCCGTGTGGTCGGGCCGACTAATCCGTCGTTTGAGGGCAACGTCATCCCGCAGCCCTACGAATTGTTTGGCGGCTCCGCGGGCGCATCATCGGAGGTTGACCTCGACTGGATCTTCGACGCACCCCCAGCAAAAGTCGTCGCCTAAATGGCGGGCAGCCCCGACCCGACGGTTGCGGTCGTCGGTATGCGAGCCTTGCGACGCGACCTCAATCGCATGGCCGACGACACCGCGTCGCCCGTGTACGCCCAAATCAAAGCCGCGGGCAAGACCGCAGCCGAACCCGTCGCGGCTGCGACGCGGGGCTCGCTGCCCCATACCAGTAACCGTTTGTCGGGCGACGTACGGGTTTCGGGCACTAAGACGGGCGCAGCGGTACGCATGGGCCGTGTCGCGATCCCGTATGCGGGCTGGATCGAATTCGGCGGGTCGCGGCCCGACGGGTCAACCCGCGAATTCATCCCGACGGGCCGTTACCTGTTTCCCGCTGCCCGAGGGCTCGCGGACGTTGCCGCAGGGCTTTACAGCGACGCCCTACAGCGGGCCATTAACGACCCGTCGGTTTGGACGAACACAACCGATAACCCGCAGGGGGTAACCGATGGCTAGCTACCTTGACGAACCCGTCGTCATTAGCGAGGAGCGCCCGCTGCGGGTTTCCGCTTCCGCTATGCGGGCGTTGGCAAAGGTCACGGGCCGCAGCATGACCGATCTCCTACAGGGCTCCGACGACGCCGACGCCGAGGCGGACCGCATGCAAGCGGTCGCATTCCTCGAGCTCCACAAACGGGCCGCACGGCTCGGGCACATGCCCGACGCGGGCACGTTGTGGGATGAAGCGGGCAACGTCGAAATAGATATTGCCGCACGCCCCGACGATCGGGTTGCCGACCCTTTAGATACCGCATCCTCGAAAACCTCGCCGCTTTCTGCCGATATTGGCGAATGACCCCGGGCGAGGTCGACGCAATGGACCCCGACACGTACAACGCGTTTGTTCGCTTCATGGAACGGGAAGCACGGGAAATCGAGCGGGCTAGGAAGCGTCGTTAATGGCGGGCCCGTCGGTAACCGTTCGCGTCCTTGGCGACCTTAAAGGGCTCGGGCAATCCCTTGGCGACGCGGGCAGCAAAGCCGAGGGCGTCGCGTCGCGTGGGGCTGCGGCGTTCAAATCGTTTCTCGGGGGTATCAACGCGACGGGGGCGCTCGGGCCGATGGGCGGGCTCCTTGACGGGATTTCGTCGGGCATAGACAACCTCGTTAACCACGCCAAGGGCGTAGGGCCCGCAATGATCGGGGCGGGCGCAGCGGTAACGGGGCTCGGGGCTGGGCTATCCGCGTTCGGTTCGAAAGAGCAGGCGTCGCACCAGCAGCTACAGGCTGCGATCGAGGCGACGGGCGGAAGCTATGAAGATTACGGGGCCGCGATTGACGGCGCGATAAAGCACCAGGAGAAATACGGGCATACGTCCGACGAAACCCAAAACGCGCTACAGAAATTGACGCAGGCGACGCACGACCCGCAGAAAGCGCTCGACCTGTTGGGCGAGGCGTCCGACATTGCCGCAGCGAAACACGAGGATTTGACGACCGCGTCAACGCAGCTAGGCAAGGTTTACAACGGGAACACCAAGCTCCTAAAGGAGTACGGGATTTCCATTGATAAGAATACGGGGCTTACGAAAGACGGTAAGACCGCAACGCAAGCGCTCGCGGACGTTACGAAAGGGCAAGCCGCAGCGGCGAGCGACACGTTCGCGGGAAAGCTAGACAACGTTAAAGCGAAAATTGAGGACTCGGTTGCGCAGCTAGGCCAGAAATACGGGCCCGCGTTGCAAGGGATCGGGGTCGCGACGACGTTGCTCGGCTCCATTTGGTCGGTCGTCGGGCCCGCGATGGCAACCGAGGAAGGCATATCCCTCGGCCCAATTCTCCTGGTGGCCTTGGCGATAGCGGGTCTAATCGCAATCGGCTATGTGCTTTACCGAAATTGGGACACGATCTGGAGCGGGATACAAGCTGCCATTGGGGCCGTGTGGGATTGGATCAAAGGCAATTGGCCGCTCCTGTTGGGCATATTGCTCGGCCCCATCGCCCTCGCCGCCGCGTTGATTTACCAGTATTGGGATCAAGTGAAAGCGGCTGCGTTCGCGGTTATCGCGTTCATCGAGTCCATTTGGAATTCGCTCGTGTCATTCTTCGAAGGCATCCCGGGCCGTGTCGCAGGTTTCTTTACCGCCATTTGGGAGGGCATAAAGAGCGGGGTTTCCTCTGCGATCGGTTGGGTTACGCAACAATTCGACAATCTCGTCGCCACGATCACAGGGCTACCAGGGCGTATCGCGGACGCCGCGAGCGGAATGTTCCACGGGATAAGCGACGCGTTCAAAGCCGCAATCAATTGGGTTATCAACGGGTGGAACAGTCTCGATTTCACAATGCCCGAGGTCGACACGCATATTCCTGGCGTCGGGAAGATTGGCGGCTGGAAGTTGGGTACGCCGCATATAACCCCGTTGGCTGCGGGCGGGATTGTGACGAGCCCGACGTTGGCGTTGCTGGGCGAACGGGGGACCGAGGTCGTTAGGCCCCTTAGCGACATGGGCCCGACGGTCAACGTGGAACATGCGCACTTTGGCAGCGAGGTCGACATCGACCTGTTTATGCGTCGGGCCGCTTGGGTCGCGCAAACGAGCACGACGTGAAAGCCTGGAACCCGTACCCGGGGTCGTCGCCCGTCGGGGTACGGCGCGCGTGGTTAACCCTCGGGGTGTCAACAATCCAATTAGATAACCCGTCGGGCGGCTGGTTCTGCGTGGAACTAGACCTCGGTTGGCCCGAGGTTCGGGCCGTGGTTAGCAACCGTCCCGACGACGACGGCGTTGACGACCGCACCCAATTCTTTGGGGCTCGGGCCATAACCGCCCACATTGTCGCCCTCGCGGGGGCGGGGGCTCGCATTGACGACGTAGCCGACAATTTCGGGCCCTACATGGTCCCGAGCGCTCGCCCCGTGTTGCATTACGTGCTCGACCGCCCGGGGGCCGCAGAGAGGGCGATCACGGTGCGGGCTGCGGGCTACGCATGGCCCATCTCGGGCGACGCCCAACGCGACATCCAGCTTGCATGGGTCGCAGCCGACCCGTCGGTTTATGACCCGAACGTGCAAACCGCGATCGCATGGGCGGGCTCCTCGGGCCAGTCGGGCCGCGTGTATCCGTTGACGTTCCCGCGGACCTACCCGACGGGCGGGGGCACGTCGACCAACGTCGTCATAAACAGTCCCGGGGATTTGCCGTTACAGCCGCTGCTACGCATCTACGGGCCGATCGTTACGCCCCGCGTCTATTTCCAGCTAATGGCGAGCGTCGGGGTGCAAGCGGGCAACGCCCAGGTTGCGTTCAATAGCGGGTTCCAAATTGACGCGGGCCATTGGGTTGACGTCGACACGAACAACAAAACCGTTTACCGCGACAGCGACACGACGCAGCCCGCTTTCGCAGCATTGAATTTCGCGTCAACGGTTTGGCCGTATCTGCCCGTCGCCCCCGGGTACACGTACATGACATTGGGCGGTTCGGGGTCAACGAACCAAGTGACGCAGGTACAGGCCATTTGGCAGGACGCGTACCTCGTATGACTGTCACCGTTGCCGACCCGAGGGCTGCGGCTGCGATCCCGACAGGGCGGGGCCGCTGGCGGCTCATGGCCTACCGCCGCCAATTCGACACGGCGTTACCGCTCGCCATCACGCAGCTTGACGGGGCGAGAGGGCGACGGCTGGAGCAGAAACTAAACGCCCCCGCCCAAATGACGTTCACGCTCGACGGCCACGACCCTGCGGCTGCGTTGCTAACCGAGCTAGCGACCGACATTGTTGCTTTCCGTTGGGACGAACCGACCGCCCGAGACGTACCCATGTTTCGCGGCATCCTCGACCATTCCGAGGACCAGATTACGGAACAGGCTGCGACCGTGACGTTCACCGTGCACGATTATCTCGCCATGCTCGCCCGTAGGCAGCTAACCCGTCTCGCCGCCTACGTGCAATACGACCAAGACGACCTCGTTTACAACCTCGGGTTATTGGCGCGGCAAATGACCGCAACCGACGGGACGTCGTTTACCCCCGGGTCATTTCTGCCATTTCAACACACGAATTGCGCCCCCGACGGTACGGGCCGTTTCGCGTCGGGACAGCTACGGGACCGCAACTACCAGGCGGGCTCGGTCGTGCTCAATCAGATTGACGACCTCGCCCATGTCATAAACGGGTTCGACTACGACATGTTCCCGAACGGGCCCAACCGCCAATTCGATTATCTGCGCGTGTTCTACCCGCAGCAGGGCGTTGCCCGTACCGATGTGGCGCTCGTGTACGGGGCGAACGTGGCGACGTTGACCCGCACGGTGAGCAGCGCGGACTATTTCAACTACGAGCGGGTTATCGGCAACAAAGCATCGACCGACCCCGCTGCAGCGCAGCTTTACGCCGAACGGTGGAATAGCGACTCGAACAACGTGACGGTTAACCCTGTCGGGTTGTGGCAAAACAGCGCGAACGCGTCGGACGTAACCATACAAAGCACCCTGAACGACAAGGCTGCGGGCGACGTTGCCTATTACGGGTTGCTAACCCCGACGTACACGCTCGGGTTGCGCCCGGGGGCGTATGCGCTCGGGTTCCCGAACATGGGCGACGCCGTACCGTTGTATGTCAACGAGGGCCGTTTAGCGGTCAACACAACCGTTCGGGTAATCGGGATCGACTACACGGTTGGCGACGACGGGAACGAGGATGTGGTGTTGACCGTTGGCCGTCCGCCTAAGACGTTGGCGAAAATGCTGCGGGCGTCCGACCGTGATATTGACGCATTGGCTAGGAGGTAGCCGTGACCCGTTTAACCCCGTTATGGCTACAGCAGCAAACGTACGCCGCGAGCATTGACCGTCGGATACCCGGGGTGCTATGGCCCGCAGCGCGTTGCACGGGTATGGCGGTAACGGTTTCGTCGGGAATGACGGTCAACATTGGGGCGGGTTCGGCTGCGGTCCCGTCGGCCAATAACACGGGCTCGGTTCTCTGCGTATCCGACGCAACCGATAACGCAACGTTGGCGGCTGCCCCCGGGTCGGGCAGCAACCGTTACGACCTTGTGATCGTGCAAGCCCGAGGAAACGACCTCGACGGGGGCGCGAACAACGACTTTCTATTCACCACGGTTACGGGCACCGCTGCTGCGACCCCGACGGTGCCCGCGGTCCCGTCCAACGCAATCGCCCTCGCCCAGATTTACGTTCCCGGGGGCAGCGCTTCCGTTACCGCGGGCAACATTGCCGACGTACGCCCCGGGCCGTTGGCGGTACCGCAGCCCGTCGGACGGTTGGGCTATTCGCAGATAACCGCGGGCACGACCTCGGTTTCAACCGAGACGGCTGCGGGCCCGAGCGTCACGGTCACCATGCCCCCGAACCGTTATCTGCGGTTGGAGGCGTACACGCGGGCCATGAACGGGGCGGTTAACGGGTCCGCGTTTATGCGGGTCAAAGAGGGCGCGACCGTTATCAATGAGCTACAGCTAGCCATTAACGGTTCGGGCGCGGGCGCGGGAACGATTATGGGGCGCACGATCACCCCGACCCCGGGCACGCACACGTACGGGTTGTATTACATGGGTAACGGGGCGAACGCGTACATAACCGCCGACCCGACGTACCCGTGCTGGTTGGAAGCAATCGACCTCGGAGGTTTCTAATGTCTTACCTGTCCATTTCGGTTTGTGTGGCCGACCCCGAATTCGTGGCCCGTGTTACCGCGTCGGTCGCGCAGGAGGGCCACAACCGCCCCGAGGAAGCGACCGCCGAGGTTGTGTGGCCCGTCGCGTCGGCGACCGATATTGAGGCTGCCTACGCGTCCGCCCTCGCTGCGGGTAACCCGCACCCCGGGGGCGACGAGGCGGTTATCACCGATCAAATGATCCTGTCGCACGTGCAAGCTGCGCTCGCGCAACTCCCGGGGGTATCCGAATGACCGTTATTCCGCCCGCGGAACCGCCCGAACCTGCGCCCGAGCCCGACGAGGAGCCGTCGCACGGGCCCGAGGTCGAACCCGATGACGACGACGGTTATCAATGACGTTGCGACGCGTCCCGATATGGTCGCCCAACTATTCGGGGCGAGGCGGGGCGACAGTAACGACGATTGTGTTGCATACCGCCGAGGGCGCGACCACATATCAGTCGTTGGGCGACTATTTCGCGAGCCCGTCGGCGGGGGTTTCGTCGCACGTTGGCATTGACGACACCCCGGGCACGGTTGGCGAATACGTCGCACGGGATTGGAAGGCATGGACCGCGTCGAATGCGAACCCGTGGTCGGTACAGGCCGAGCTATGCGCGTTTGCGGCTTGGGGGCCCGCCGAATGGTCCGCGCATCCCGAGATGTTGGCGAATACCGCGGCGTGGATCGCGGAGGAGGCGGCTGCGTTTGGTATCCCGATTACGTTGCTGGGCGCGGGCGCAGCCCAAGACCCGAATATTCGGGGTGTATGCCAACACAACGACCTAGGTGATATGGGCGGGGGTCATTGGGATTGCGGGCCCGATTTCCCGATAGGCGACGTGCTCGACATGGCCCGAGGCGGAACCCCGCAACCCGAGCCCGAGGAGGGCGACATCATGCCCCTACATTTGATTTGTGGCGACCGCGACCCCGCATGGTACGTAACCGACCTCGTAACCAAACGGTACGTACAGTCGCCCGACGAGGCTGCCCGCATTGTGGTGCGCACCGTGTCGCAGGGCGGAAAGATTGAGCAGGACGGCAACAACGGGCCCGTGACGTACGAACAGGTTGACGTAGACGCCATCCCAACCGTGGTGTAACCGTGCGACTGTTGTTGACCGTGGCGGGGCTCGCGTTATCGCATGGCGCGTTAGCTGCCCTCGCCGCGTACCTCGGCTACCTCACGGGGCTGCGTCGCGGTCAATCGAAATAGGTGTTGGGGTAAACGTGGTGCTCGGGTAGCCCTATCTCGGCCCGACGCACGTTGACCCGTGCGATGCACAACGCGCACATCGGTTCGCCCGTGTAGGTCGGCACGAGGTCGGGGTCGAACGCGAACAACCGCCCGCAGATCACGCAGCTACCGACCGCCCAGCTTTGACGGGTCACCGCGAGGAACCCCGCAGCCTCGCCCCTATAACCTCGGCTAGTTCGTCGGGGCCCGATGGCCCGTCGTCGGCAAGCTGTCGCACCACACGCCCTCCTAGGGCCCTCTGCGGGCCCGCTAGTGCCCCAGCACGGGCGAGGCTATCCACGGGCCCGAGCCGCGTCCATCGGCGGGCGTGCCCCATGTCACCCCGAGCCCGCGCGAGCCCGTGACCTGCCCAAACGTCCCGTATACG